TTCAAAGCTTAGGTGTAGATATTCAAGACATTCGCGGCCGGATACACGGCGCGTTTTTCTCTGACGTGTTTACCATGATCAGCCAACAAGACGGCCGGATGACCGCCACCGAAGTGATGGAACGGCACGAGGAAAAGATGTTGATGCTGGGCCCGGTGGTTGAGCGATTGAATAATGAATTGCTCGATCCGTTAGTAGAAACCGTGTTTGAAAGGCTATTGTCTGCCGGCGCATTGCCACCACCGCCCGAAGAATTGCAAGGCAGTGATTTAAACATTGAGTACGTGTCTATCCTGGCCCAAGCGCAAAAAATTGCGGTGGTGAATAGCGTGGATAGGTTAGTCGGCAGTATCGGACAAATATCCGCGATTAAACCGGAAGCTTTGGACAGATTCGACGCAGATTATTATGTGGAGATGATGGCCGACAAGCTGGCCGTGGATCCTAAACTGATCGTATCCGCCGAAAATGCCGCCCTGGTGAGACAACAACGCGCCAAACAAATGCAAATCGCCCAACAGCAAGCGGCTATCCAGCAAAGTGCTGAGATGGCCGCCAAAGTAGGCAGTTTGCCGACGCAACCGGGCACGATGGCCGGTGACTTTATTGAAGGGCAATTCCGCCGCGCATGAACATAGAAGATCGTCCTACCCTGGCGCAACAACGCGCACAGGCTGAACAGTCGCGCCTGTTGCAAAGCTTAAACGATGCCAAAGACCTGGAAACATTGCTGACTATGCCAGAAGGCCGGCGGTTTTTGCGCCGGGTGTTGGCTTTGTGCGGCTTGGGTGCGATTAGTTATGTCCCAGGCGATACGCACGCCACCGCGTTTAAAGAAGGCCAACGCAATATTGGGTTGTGGCTGGAAGCGCAATTGCAAGCCCAGCCTGTTTTATACCTGCAATTATTAACCGAGATTTACCATGACCGAGCAAACGCAACAAACACAAACGACTGACGCCACTACTGCTACCTCCACGGTAGATAGTGCAGCGACAACCGCAACCAGTCAAACAACCACGGGCACTGATGCTGCCGTAACTGATACCGGCACCAATACCGAATCAAATCAAACCGCTGCTGAGGCCGATGGCACTAAGACCGGTGCGCCCGAAGATTATGCTGATTTTGAATTGCCGGAGGGCGCCTTACCTGACCCGGAATTAATGACCGAGTACAAAAAAGCCGCGAAAGAAATTGGCTTAACTCAGGAACAAGCGCAAAACCTAGCGCAGATGGGCGCCAAAATGGCGGAAAAGATTACCGCCCAAGCCATGGCCGCTCATGAACAACGCGTCGCCAACTGGGAAGCGGAAACCAAAGCTGATCCGGAAATAGGCGGCGAACAGTTGCAGGCTAATCTATCCGTTATCCCACCCGTTTTAAAAGCTTTCGGCTCTGAAAACCTGGTCAATTTCATGAATGAAACCGGCATTGGTAATCATCCGGAGTTTGTTAAATTTTTCGTCAAGGTCGGTAAGGCCATGTCTGAAGATACATTGCTGCCGGGCGGCAGTACCACACCAGGCGGCCAGAAAACCCTGGCGCAAACTCTTTATCCCAATATGAACCCTTAGGAGGTTTTCATGGCACTTTTAAGCGCTGGACAGTTAACGCTGGCCGATATGTCGAAACGGCTGTCTCCGGATGGCAAAGTCGACCCTATTGCCGAGCTGTTATCACAACAATACGATATTTTGGAAGATATTGTTTACAAGGAAGCTAATCAACCTACCAGTCACGTTGTCAGCGTCCGTACTGGATTGCCCGGCGTTTACTGGCGTGCGTATAACCAAGGCGTGCCATCCAGCAAGTCGACCACTGCGCAGGTTACAGAACCTTGCGCGATGCTGGAAGCCCGCTCCCACATCGACGCGAAGCTGCTGAATCTTAATGGCAATAGCGCCGCGTTTCGTTTATCTGAAGAATCGCCATTTATCGAAGCTATGTCACAAGAGATGGTTGGCAAGCTGTTTAACGGCAATGTAGGCGTCGATCTTAAAACGTTTTCTGGTTTTGCTACGCGTTTCAGCTCTACGTCTGCCGGCAATGGTCAAAACGTCATTCTCGCCGGTGGTTCTGGCTCCGATAATGCCTCCATGTATTTGGTGGTTTGGGGTGAGCAAACGGTATTTTGTCCGTTTCCAAAAGGCTCAAAAGCGGGTTTGCAAAATCGCGATCTGGGTGAAGAGTCTGTGCAAGACGCGTCTGGTAACTACTATCAGGCCGCACGTTCCTTGTTCCAATGGGATGCCGGCTTGGTGGTGAAAGATTGGCGCTATGTGGTGCGAATTGCCAATATCGACGTATCGGATTGGGTAGGTGTGACCGGCACCCAAGCGGCTACTGCATCGACCAACTTGATCAAGTTGATGATGCGCGCGATTGCCCGTATCCCTAACTTCCAAATGGGCCGCGCGGCGTTTTACGCCAACCGCTCAATTCAAGAAGGCTTAATGATCCAAGCGCTGGAAAAATCCAGCAGCGCATTGGGAATTAAAGACGCCTTAACTCAGTTTGGGCAAACCATGAAACAACTTGAGTTTATGGGTGTTCCAGTGCGTGGTGTTGATCAATTGGGCATCGCCGAAACTTTGGTATCTTAAGGAGTCCACATGATTACCGACGCATTATTACAATTATCATTCGCGCAAGCGGTTACCTCCACTGCGGTATCTACTAACACCATCGATTTAAGCCAGGCGCGTGATATTGGCCAGGGCGGTGATTTGTATGCCGTGTTTACCGTTGACGAAGCAGCGACGGCATCAGGATCCGCCACTGTGACGTTTCAAATTATCAGTTCGGCGGCGGCTAATTTATCTTCGCCCACGGTGTTGATCGAAACTGCCCCTATTGCCAAGACTGAATTGACGCTGGGCCGTGACCCGATTGCTATTTGCATCCCGGAAAGCTTTTTGGCTGCTCAGCCTATCGGCCAACGCTATCTTGGCGTGCAATACACTGTCGCCACTGGCCCTTTGACTGCCGGTAAGTTTTCTTGCGCTATCACGGATAGCGAAGTATCGGTTGGCAAAAACTATGCATCTGGCTTTAGTGTGGTGTAGATCATGCTTGAATACATTGCACATACCAAGACTTGGCTAAGTCACGAAAACCGCATGGCCGAAGCCGGCGAGAAATTTACCACCACGTTTCCGGAAGGCATGAAGTTGTCGGGGAATATTGAGTTGGTAGGCGGTCAGCGTAAGCCACGCAGACCTAGGGAATCCGCGCCGGAAATTATTACCGGCAACGACGACACGGGCGCTGATGATACTGGCGGCGAGGAAACCGGCGGCGACGATGACGGTAGTAACTGAGCTGGGCAAGCCAGAAATGTGGGCGAATGAGGGCGGGCTTTATGGCTTAGTCATCTTCGCCCTTTTTGTTGTGCTGTTGTTTTTGTTTGGCGTGTTGTTTTTTTACGCCAGGATGCTGCCGAAGGTGTTGGATAACCATCGGTGCGACCTGGAAAAGATTATGGATATGCACGCCAAAGAACGGTTTGAATGGGGTCGGATAACCGACTCCAGGCAACAGGAAAGCAATATACGACAACAAGAAACTAACGCAGCCATTAACGCGATGAACATGGCAATCAACGCCATGGCTGTGGCACTTGAAAAAATCGCCCGCCGCCATCGGGCCTATGATGATGAAACGGCAGAGGTGGATGATGAGCGGGTATAAGACGGGGAATACGGCGAATTTGTATGATGAGAAAACGGGCGCGCCTATTGGCCTGATTGGCTTAGATGGACGCGAATATAAGTCATTAATTGATTACAAAAAAGGGCTGACCATTGCCATTCTTGGCTGCTCTACTGTTCATTACGGAGCGCCAAAGAATCCAGTAGGCTTTGCTACATGGTCCATTGGTGACACAAAAGTCGCTGGTAATACGGTTATTCCTAGGCAAGTTGATTTGAGCGCAGGATTTTGGCCTCACCTGTATTACACCTGTATGCAAGGCGGTGTTGTTGGTGAGCTGGAACCTGTTTGGCCGACAACTATCGGAGAGACCGTCAAGGATGGCAATGTTATTTGGCAATGTACCGATGTGCGGACTAATTTTGATGTAAATGACACGCCAGCGTGGGGGGTTAATCACTGGAATATAGCGCAGCAACTAAGTGGGCAGCGATTGGATGAGATTTACATCAACGGACAATCAGGGAAAAAATGTCAAGACATCCTTAAATATCTTGATAGAGCTATAAGCAAAAACCCTGATGTAATTTATCTGTCACATATGTTTGT